CCTCGGGGTCCCTTTGTGCCGTAAGGCACAGGCTGCACTTAGTTTCTTGCAGTCCTGTTGTTCCTTCATAATCACCTCAGGAGAGTACTACCATGCGAGTCAGATTTAGAGATCGTCGCGAGAACGTCAGCTCGATTAACCTATCGGAACAATGGATGAAGGCACCGCTATGCAGCTCTGCTGCTAGCTGGTACCCCACCGAAAGTCCGACGGCTACCTTGCAGAACGGTTCGTACGAATCAATGTCTGACACGCTTGTTCCAGGTTTCCACCAACGATCGAGACGCGGGGAAGTTTTCTTTAACCCTATGTCAAAATCGTCGGTCGAGATATCTGCTGGTACAGGTTTTAGTGAGGGGGCAGTCCAAATTATTACTCAGGACTGTTCCGCACCCTATAACTATAACCGGCAGTATAAATTTTCTCGATCGGGAGGCCTTTCACTTGGTAGGTCCCAAAGCGGATTCGGTTTTTCCGTAAACGCTGACGGGTCCCTTGCTTTACCGCCCTCTCTTTTCAGTGGGGGCGAGATCGCAAGACTCGCTACAGAGGCAGCAACATCCTGTCTTAGCGAACGTGGCCGATCAAAGAGTAATCTTTGGGAGGCCGCAGCCGAAATTAACAAATCGGCTGGCATGTTAAACAACGCTTTAGGTAATGCCGCTAACTTCCTTCGAAAGAATGGAGGTGTTGTCGGCAAAGCCAAAGCCGCGTCTAGCATGTATTTGCTATATCGATATGGTTTTTCACCACTCGTTAAGGATGTTGCTCAGGGTTATGAAGGTTTATCAAAAGCATTAGGTATGATCCGTCAAACCTCTCGCGGCGCAGCTGCGGACTCAAAAACGTCCGTGACTACAAGTGCTGGAGGATCTTGGGGAACGTGGACCTATACGAAACAGTGGAGTCAATACGATTCACTGTCAGTAAGAGCCATGTCCTTGGATGAGTATGAAGCTTCTATGGGTTTTAACGTCGGATTTTCGACGAAAGACCTATTGACGCTTCCTTGGGAATTAATTCCATACTCTTTCGTCGTCGACTGGTTCCTGAACATCGGGGACGTAATCGGCGCCATCACACCTACTTTTGGTGTACAACAACTTGGTTCTTGCTTAGTTACGGAATGGGAATCTTTGGTTGATTTCACCTCGTACGGCTATCATGTTACATCGCCGTCCTTGGTAACCAGTCTTTCCACTCCGGGTGGCTTCAGTTGTCAAATGAAGTCACTTAACAAAGCTCGAACTGTCGGTCTTCCCGCACCTGGTCTTACGATTAAGTCTGATTTTAGGCTTACGTCGTTAACTCGATGCGCAGATGCTGTTGCCCTTGTGGTACAGCGTTTGAAATGAAGATTATTTTTTTATAATTCTCCTTTTAAGAGGTAACTCTAATGTCGTTGACAATCAATGCAAAAACCTACAATGCTGATTCATTTCAGCAAAATGCCGTCGGATACATCGGTCCCCTTAAGACTGTGTCGGTCCAAGATGCTTGCATCTTGCGTCGCACCGCCCCAAAGGAAACTGCTGTATTTTCTGGTGTAGGTCGCACCTCCGCAAAAGCAACACGGACTCTTACCCTCACTGGCGCGAAAACCCTTACGGGCGACGCGATTTTGGAGGTAAGTGTGAGCATTCCCGTGGGTTATGCCTCTGCAGACGTCGATACTTTGTTGAATGACATGGGTGCTTTTCTTGCATCAGCATCCTTCAAAACACACGTTAAATCTCAGCAGGTTAATTTCTGATGAGACACGTCGTTCTCGTGATTGGTATGGTACTGATCACGATAGTCATTCTGGCGTTAATCACGCCGCACAAAGGAGCCTCTCATGAAGAAAGACTCAAGGACCCGTCCGTCGCGTCAAGCGACACGGGTACGTCTGCAGTGGACATCCTACGAGATTTATTGTAGGATGCTCCTTCGATTATGCCTTGACCATAGTTCGTTTAGTTATACCAGTCGAATCGCTGCTCTGATAAAGAGTAGAGATATCGACGGGTTAATCGAACTAGCTGATTCTTTGTCATCACAGTTGTATGATGATGCAACAGAGCATTTTGTTGCGAATCAGTTCGCCGCTTTAATCAAGAAATTTCCTTTTCCGACCGGATCGCACAAAAACAATCCGGAAAGTAAGGCGATCGCAACCTTTGTACATAGCGAGCATACTTGCAAGCGAATGAACCAGAGATTGCGGGCACGCCGTTCCCGTATAGGGAAGGCAATGCCTCTTGAGTCGCACTTCTCAAGAATGAGAAACTTCATCCAATATACCATTGGATTAAGCCCCTCTTATTCGGAAGTGTGGCGCAACTGCGGTTTTGGTCCTGGGGCAAGTCTCGGAGTGCACGGAAATGCCACCAATGTAGCTCGTAAGATTTTAGCGAGCAATTGGTCCGTTACGCCGGGTGCCTTTCACTACTCGTTTGCCTCCATTATGAGTCATGCGCAACTCAGGGAATTTCTCATTCCTGAGCATGGCGGTTTCTCTTCTGGCGGTGCGACTTTAGAGCCCGAATTTCAGGCTTTTAGGTCGCGGGCGAGCATTGTGAATCATAATAAAATAGTGTTCGTACCGAAAACCGTGAAGACCCATAGGTCTATCGCGGTTGAACCATTGTTGAATGGCTATGTTCAAAAAGGTGTTGACATTGCGCTTCGATTAAGACTGAAGCGCATTGGTCTGGACCTTTCGGATCAAGAGCCTAATCGCCGTATGGCCCGAGAGGGTTCATTCGACGATGAAGATGGTTTCTGCACTATAGACCTCTCTTCTGCTAGCGATAGCATTAGTTTGGAATTATGCAGGGATCTTCTTCCCCCAGACTGGTTTGCATTTCTAAATGCTCTCCGGTCTCCGAACTACGAACTGCAGGGACATCGCGAGACGTTCCAGAAGTTCTGTTCGATGGGCAATGGTTTCTGTTTTCCCCTTGAGACTTTGTTATTCGCTGCAGCTTGCCACAGTGTTGGCGCCGGTCGCCCTGGAATTGATTTCAGGGTGTACGGCGATGACATAATTGTTCGCAAGCAGTACTTTGAGCCTGTCGTAGCACTATTACGCTACCTGGGCTTTGCAACGAATCGCTTGAAGACCTTTAATTCTGGGTCTTTTCGCGAGTCCTGTGGGGCAGATTGGTTCGGTGGAGAAGACGTTCGTCCATACACCTTAGATCACGAACTGGATTCATTCCAGGCGTTATTCAAGGTTTTGAACCTGTCGCGTCGAAATGAGAGAACTACAATGTTCTTTCGAGGAATCCGCCCGATGTTGTATAGGCTGATTCCAATCAAGTTCCGCTTCTTCAGACCCTTCACAGGGAATCCGGATAGCGGCATTGATTCGACAGGTGATGAGCATCTCAACTCCCCGCATTGCCGTCTTTTAAATAAGCACGGCTGTTGGGAGTGGAGGGAACTCATCTCACAGTCAGTCACTGATATTTTGTGGCGAACTGATGATCGAGAACGGTGCAACGCTGTTCTCTTGTATGGGGCCCTAAGCGGATCTGCATCCGTAGGACCTTTCTCCTTACGCAAT